GAAACGTTCTCGTAGTTCTAGTCGTTCTCGTAGTTCTAGTCCCAAAAAATCTAGAAGAGACAGTAGTGAGAAGAAGGTTATTGATGCGAGACAATTTGATACTGATCAAATTAATGATCCAGAATTTAAAGCTTTTCTTAAAGCCAACAACATTAAAGCAGGAGATGTCCTTAACTTAGAAGGAGAAGGACAAGGGGATTATCTACATACAGTGCAAGCCTCCGATTTAGCTGGTGGCCGAAAAAGTCGACGCACGAAAAAATCATATGCGCGCAAAACAAAGAAGTCTCGAAAAACGAAGAAGTCTCGCAAAACGAAGCGAACGCATTAAACCATATATTTCGATTTAAATATTTTTTTACTGCGGCAGATCACGCACTTCCTTCACCTTACTCAAACCCCGATCATTATTTTTATCCGTGACAATATTCTCCCCTTCAAACAATTCCTTTCGCAAATCCGCCACCGAGATATCGCCATCTTCCTTCATATCCTTTGCACTAATCAAATTGCCTTCGGCGTCAATCGTCTGCGTTAATACATTGCCGCTGGCCTGCGCCTTCTTTTTATTATCTTCCATCGCCTTCTCCTTGGTCGAGCGCACCCGCTTCTCAAACTCGACTTTCGCCGACGCTTCATTCTTATTCTTCTCCTGCATGATTTGGTTCAATTCGTCTTCCAAATACTCGACACGACCCGTTTTATAAGACTCGGGATGAAAAGGCATCCACATACCCACCGGCCCAACATAGACATCATGATTGGGGTCGACTTCACGCAGCATTTTACAACGCAGTTCGGCTTCTTCTTGGGTCGGATAAGAACCGCGCACTTTTAATCCGCGGACGCTCGTCTGGAATCCGTGTTCTTTGCCAAATTGGGCTTCGAGTCGTTCTTCATTGACATCGATGAAATTCTTATAATCATCATCCAGGGTCGTCAAAAATAAATTATCTTTTTCGTCCTTACAAAAATCTTGCAAATCTTTAGAAATAGTATCGAAATTCAAATTATATTTATACGCCAAAAAATTCAAAAAATGGTTAAACTTTTCGAGCGATTTGTTCATGTCCCATTGGTTTAGGAATTGCTGAAAATTAAATAATTCCCGCGCTTTGATGATTTTTTCCGGCGAGACAAAAGAAACACACGTGAATTTTTGGCCGGCGATCGGTTTATCTTCATCCAACATATCCACATATTTAGGATTAGCGGAACCATCGGGTTGGACGCGGTATGTTATGTTTTTATTGTCCATTATATATTTTAATTATATTAAGAATATTTTAAGTTGTTTTGGCCGAGAATGCCAATTGTTTATATTGTATTTATAAATTCGCATTTTTTTCTTTACAATTAATATAATATGTTGGGCATTGATATGAAAGAACTGATTAAACGCGCCATCAAATATTTAGTCGAAGGTTTAATGGTCGCTATTGCCGCCTTTGCCATTCCCCAGCAATCGCTCAAAATGGACGAAATTGCGCTGATTGCGTTAACGGCCGCGGCCACCTTTAGCATTTTGGACACGTATGTGCCCAGTATGGGAGTCAGCGCCCGAACTGGGGCGGGTTTTGGAATTGGTGCCAACTTGGTGCACTTCCCCGGAGGGTTCTAGATAGGGGGACTGCGCCGCCGCTGTGCAAGCCCTGCTACTTCGCATGCCCTACTACTTCGCATGCCCGCCCATTGCAAATATATTGAAAAATAAAATAATTTATAGGTTAAATTATTTTACAGAGTTATAATTATTTACAGAGTTATAATTATTTACAGAGTTATAATTATTTACAGAGTTATAATTATTTTACAGAGTTATAATTATTTTACAGAGTTATAATTACCTCGCAACTTTTTGCAGAAAGAAACTTTCGATTGCAATATTCTCAATTCTTTTGGCGGCGGCAGCAGCGGTTTGTGCAGCTTTTTTGGCGGCGACAGCTACTTCTTGTGCTACTTTTTTTGCTTCCACATCAGCGGCCTTTCGCTCGGCTATACCTTTTAAAACTCTCACGGTATGTGCTGCTCGTTCCGTCTCTCTTCGCTCAAATGATCTTTTTTCCGATGATGACCTTCTGGTGGGCGACGAACTGCCTACACCGCCTTTCATACTTTTCCGGCTTTTATGAACTTTCCGGCTTTTACGCATACGGTGTTTTGTTACGGCCATATATAGTAAATTAAGATAATAATGCTAAAGATCAGTAAATACACTTTCGCCGTGCCCCGAAGTAGCAGGGCGGGGGGTCAGGGCTTGCACAGCGGCGGCGCAGTCCCCCTCCCTAAATTGTGGGGACATATTCCCAGCCTAGCTCCTCACAAATATTTTTCCAAATTTCATCTTGTTCGATCCGTTTCTCACGATCCTTTAACATCGGAAAATACGGCAAAAAATGGTGCTGATTCAAAAGTTCGCATAACTTATAAACCGTATAATAATAATTCAAGAAATTCACCCGATCATCTGGGCAAAATTTCGCATAAGGCCCCTGAATATCCATAAATAAATTACACAGCATATTCTCCAAATCCGAGCTCATGATTGGCGGCTTAATACCCAATTTATCTTTAATAAACGGAATATGTTCATAATATTTATTATAGCCGAGCTTCTTCAAGATCTCTTTGGTCCTTTTATTCGTCATTTGCGAGAGATCAATCCTTTCCTTTTTAATTTGCTGAATAATATTTTCAATGACTTCATCCGGAATTTGCGTCGTCTCCTTGGCTTGGAATTGCGCCAAGATTTCGCGAAAATGATTTATCCGCTTATACGCATAAAAACACACTTCTTTCGGCGGTTCTTTATACGACGGTTTCTCATTTTCCACCAAATAGCGGATACTATTTGAACAAAAATTACAGATCATAATCCCCTCATAATCCACCGCAATCATTTCGCCTTTATTGCAAAAGTTACAAACATCGGTAGCTACGACGAAATTATTAATATCAAGAAAACTATCATCGACATTGGTCATATAGGTTTGGATATTTTTCCGTTCTTTCCCTAGCTCTTCGGCCAGCTCATTATTCTCATTATTTATTTTAAAAAACTTATCTAATAGAGTGGTTTTATTGGCACAGTCCGCAATCTTTTTTTTATTTTCAAAATAATCAAAAACATAAGAGGAATTATTTAGTAAATATTCTTTTTCCTTTTTTTTAATTAAATTCTTCTTCTTCTTTATTTCTTCTAAGCGATCACAGAGATCTAACCTTTCGTCGACCGACAAATTGATATTTTGTTTTAATTTCATGCAAATCTCTCGTTTCTCATTTTGCAGGATCGGTATTTGTTCTTCTTTATCTGTGGTGAACCCATCAATAATCTCTTTATGTTTTCCATCAAGCGTTGTAATATTTTTCTTTGACATTATAATTTTTTTTATATTTTTTGGTTTAAATGTAGGCATTATATAATATTTATACGTGTTTTATTTAAGCAAAATTTGTTAGATTAGATTTGGTTTAGAAATAATTAATGTTTTCTAATCAATTGCTAAAATGGAATTAAATGTGACGCTAGCCGCCGCTACCGATCAATCGCTGGGGTTTATAGGCCTACAAAAAATGTATTTTATTCATAATGCGATCGAGGCCGGATGGTCAGTGAAAAAACGCAACGATAAATACATTTTTGCCAAAAAACACGAAAATAAAAAGGAAGTATATTTAGAAACATATCTCCAAAATTTTATTGAAGCCAATTTAAAACCCGCCAAAAATACAAATTGAAAATTGTATATTTAGATTGTTTAGATTACCTTGTTTTTTCTATAATTTTGCGTGGATTTTTGTTTTGCACTTGATTATATTATATTTTCTAAAAATTTAATAAATTTAAATTTTTAAAATTTTTTTCTTTAGCCATATTATAACAATGGGAGGAGGTTTAATGCAACTCGTAGCTTACGGCGCTCAAGATGTCTACCTGACGGGTAACCCTCAGATTACCTTCTGGAAGGTGACCTACCGTCGCCACACCAACTTCTCGATGGAATCGATCGAACAGACCTTCAACGGTCAAGCCGACTTTGGCCGCCGTGTGACCTGCACGATCAGCCGAAACGGTGATTTGGCATACCGCACCTACTTGCAGGTGACTTTGCCCGAAATCAACCAAGGTATGGCCAACTCCGGCACGGGCGGTGTCTGGGCTCGTTGGCTCGATTTCCCTGGTGAGCAGATGATCTCCCAGGTTGAAGTCGAAATTGGAGGTCAACGCATTGATCGCCAGTATGGTGACTGGATGCACTTGTGGAATCAGCTCACCCTGTCCAAGGAACAGGAGCGC